TTTAGGCGAACCTTTTTCAAAACCTGGACGTTCTTTGAACTCACGTCTAAAATTAGTGATAGATTCTAACAGTTCTTTTTCCGGCTTTAGATCTAAAACCATGTCCAATAATGTTTTCAAATAGTCCTGCATAAACACTGGTGTATCACTACGTTTCAAGTCCAAACCCATTGCTTTAACTTTACCTAGTTTGCCGTCTTTGTCTGTACGGTTACCTTCTAAGTCATACACTCGCACTGCATAACGTTTCTTGGTAATAAACAAACCTGTATCAGCAACAACTTCTCGACCTGCTGCAATAACTTCACTACGTGTCTTTGGACAATGAAATGCTCGTGCCATAAAGTCTGGAAATGTTGTATTTGCCTGTTCACAAATCTGATCATACAGTGTAATTACATTGTCTTTTCCCCAAGGAATAGCACCAGATTCGATTTCGTTCTTTAATACCGGATATGCACTAAAGTAAACAGAGTCAGTATCACCGTAAATAATACTTTTGCCTACATAGTCATATTCACCTGTGATAATCTTGTTAACTTCACTGGCCATGTGTTTGGCAATTTGTCTACCAGTAAGTGTAGTTGATTGTCCTATGCGTTTGTCAAAAAATCTGCAACCAGGATTAAGAATGGCCCCGTAAAGAGAGTTAAGATTAATTTTTTTAACAAGTTGTCTTTTGTCCCAAAATGCAATTTCAGTTTCATTGCCTGCTGCAATTGCTTTACGCATCTTGGCTTGTAGTTCTTTACGTTCTGCATACCACCTCTTTAATAGACCTGGAACAACTCCTTCTTTTTCCCAAGTGAATATTGTTCCATTTGCACTCAGCATCCATGGCTGATGATTATCAAAAATAAGTTTGTAAACTTCTGCGCCACTGAGTTCGTGAACACTGCCGTCTTCTAAATCTAATGTTAGACTAACATCTTTGCGTTGATCCATTACTGCTTCGTATTCAAGCGTACCAAATTTACCTTCCCAAGCAGCCGCAAACGATTTTTTCTCAAGTGTTTGTGCATTATGTAACATTTCGTCAGTCATAATTGGACGCAATTGTCCAATAATAGTCTCAGGAGCCATATTCATTGCACGAATCACACTTGGATATAGTGAATTCAAGTCCATTGAACCAATCCACTCATGAACACCTTTTTTGGGATATGCTACATAAGCACCTGCTGCTGCTGTGCCGCCTTCGTGTTCTTTGCGGTTGGGTGCAACCATACCACGATTGTGTGTTTCGTTGATAATAGCCTGCTCTGTAACAGCCACAGCACCCATTGTTGTTTGTAGCAACACAGTGTTATCGTGTGCAATTTCGTTTGCTAGATCAATAAAACGCAGTTTCTTGTCAATTTTATCAAGTAGTGCAACGTCTTGTCTGTTATATTCGATAAACGTTTTAAAGTCGTTGTTGTAAAGTTGGTCAAGTGTACCTTCATACACAGTTTTGTTTTCGCCAACTTCCATTTCGCCAATAGCATCTAGTCGATATGTGTGACGTTCTTCGTATGTATACTTGCGATACAGTTCAAGATAGTCCATATGCACACGACCGATAGTATCAAATGTTTCAGCAGTCTTGCCAAACTTTTCAAACTCTCTGCGCTTGGGCAACTGCTGCCACAAACAAAAACGTCTAGTGTCGTCTTTGCTTAATACACGACTTACCCTGTTTACAGTGTATGGGATATCATAACCTTCACTGTTCCAACCACTTAAAATGTCTGCATCTTCGATGACATCTAGGAATGCTTGTAGCATATCACCTTCGTTTGCATACAAATAAGTGTTGTCAAACTCTGCTACTTCTGCCTGTGCTTGCTCCATAGTAAGTGTTTTTGGAGGAAGTGCAAAAGTAATCAATGCATCTAGCCATTGCAAGTGTACAGTGATAGCAGTAATGGGCATAAATGGATCACTAGGATCAGCAAAGCCACGTTCTGGATCAAAATCTGTCTCAATGTCAAAAAATGCAACATTCAGTTTAGGTGCATCTTGATTAAGATAGTTTTCACTCAAACATTGGAATATTGGATTAACATCGCTTTCAAATTTGTTTTTGTCTTTGTTAATAGCAAGTTCTTTGCGAAAGTCTTTTGTGTTCTTGCACACAACTCTAGTTAGTGGATCACCATAGATGCTTTTGTACTTGCCTCTCGGATCCTCATAATAAAATGTATATTTTGCTTGATACTCTTGATAGTGTCGTTTACCATCTCTGCGCTCAACACATCGAATAATATCAGCATCTCTATCAAAAAAAGCGTCTACGTATGGCATTCAGTTTCCTTTAATTGTCGTAACATGTTACAGACATAGTGTATCTATGTTCAACACCAAAATTGTATGCAGCATGTAATGTACTACCTGTCCATCCTACATAATCTCCGGCTTTCCAATCAGTTAGTACCCTGTTTTCTAACTGCATCATATGTCCATGTTTTGCATCTTCTAAAAACACAATGTATCGATGGATCTTTTCTATGTCTTTAACATTTCTATATTTAATGTAATAGCCATAACTGTCTCTGTGTAATGGCAAATAATTTCCTGGAGGTGTTCTAAAAAAAGACACATCATATGTGCTATGTTTGGGCATTTGTGGAATGACTTGTTCTACAAATTCAGGCATGTCTGCTGGTTTACCAACAAACACATCGTTGTTGATAACATCTCTATATGCTTCATGTGCATACATAATATATTCGTGATGACCGTACCCGCCTTTGCTTTCATAAGGAAGGTTGGTGATTGTTTGCCGCTGCCAGCAGACGTTTATTTTGCCTTCAAACATTACAACTCCATTTGTTATTATTATATATTAAGATTTAAGTTTGTCAAGATTTTCTTTTATACCTTGGCAAACAGGAGAATCGAAGTATTCTAGTGTACCAATATAATCATACAATGTTTCAGGCACGCCTATGTTATTAGTAAAAATTTCCATCAATCTGTTGTAGTTATGTTCAATTATTGGAAGTTGTGAATTGTACAATTTTTGATAATTTTTACCTTTAAGTTTAGCAAGTTGACTGCCGATGCTTTCAAGTCTAGCATCATAGTCATCATAATTGTCAAATTCGTAATCAAACAAGTCTGTATAGTTTTTGAAACCAAGATCAGTTAAAACTTGATGTATACCTTTGATACCCGAAAGTATAAATGGTTTTTTATGAATAATTGCTAACCATGTTTTTTCACTGATGTCCAATTTGTTTATTGTTGACTCATTTATAACATGTACAAGACCTTTATGAAACTCTCTTGGTACATGATATTGGTCCCAAGTTCCTCCTTTAAATCCTAAATCAGATTCTTCTTTGAGTCTAACTACTTTTGGTTTGAAATACTTAAAAGCATATGACGGACCTGTGTAAGTATGATGCCATGTGTAATACATATCATCTAACACGTTGTACTTTGCAAGTTTATCAATAAACTGACATCTAAAATCATGTCCTAAATTGTTTAAACTAACCCCCAACTTATCAATAATTTTATTTTCTTCAAACATCATGTTAGTTGTAGTACAAGTGCTATAAAGTAAAAACAAAGGCCAATTAATAAACTTAATATTATTGCTATCTTGCTGATTAAATCCAAAATCACCTACCCATACTTCAAGTTTGCAATTGAATTTATTTAAAGTGCTTTCTATCAGTTCTCTATTTTGCTGTAGTTCATCATGAAAAGTATCATGTTCTTCAGGATTATATAGCACAATTGTTTTATTAGAATTGTTTTTGATTAAGTCTAATAATGTGTCTAAGGGTGTTAAAATATATTCCTGTTCCCAAGGAAAATAAAAAAATTTGTCGTTTACCACCATCCCCAAGCAACTCCAAAGCCAAAGATATTGTTACAAAAGAATACCATCATAAGCACCAACGGAAACGCCAAGTTCCTATGATAGTTTGTGTATAATCCACATGCTGTTCCAAAAAAGAAAAATGGATAAATCCAACGCATGTCTGGATCTGCTGCATTAAAACTAAGTGTAAAACTGGCAATGAGCACACTAACGGTGCTCGCCATTTCAATGTAAAATAGTTTAGGATTCATAGCGTGACTACGCTTGAAAAAGTCAACTACTTTACGCATCTTTATCATAACCTAGTGTTGCAACAAGTGTTTCGAGATCTTCGTGTGCGTCAGCAACATTGTGCCAATCACGGTTTTTAGCAATTTTAATTGCTTTGTTAATTAGAGTTGTTTTTACGTTAAGTTCTTCTGACACTGCTTTGATAGTTTCTTTAAGACCTCCTTGCAAGTCTTCAATTTCTTGTAGTACAGTAACACCTTCACGGACAAGACGTTCTAGTTTGGCCTTTTCGTCAGGCCCGTATACACGATCACTCATAGATATCTCCTTATGTTTTAAATTATTATAAACGTTTTTTAGTAATTAGTCAAGAGTCAAATGCACTTTTTGAGTCAAGTGTAATGATCTCGTATCCTTGTAACTCTTGTTTGTACATATCTGTGTCGCCTAACACTAGATATTCAAAGCCTTTTGCTTTGTAGTATGCGCACTCACTGCGTATAGATTTATATCCCAATTTTAAATTAGGATTTTCATAGTCCCAAGCAAACTGATCTGCGTGAACTGTTTTCTTGCTCGGAAATTCATAATATGCACTCCATGCAACTAACTTGTCTTTGTGATAGTAACCGAAAATCGTTGCTATATCCCATTCTTCTCTAAAAATAGGAAACACACTGTCGAACTGCTTGTGTTGTATGTACCTTTTGTATATTGTTTCACCTTCATCAAAGTGTTTACTTGACAAGAATTCAAAATCTATAGTTTTGTAATTTGTTTGTTTTAGATCTATTCTGCAAGTCATCTTTCAGTTACTTCGTTGTAGTATTCTGTATCCCAGTTTTTGTAATAACTTTGTTTCAACAAACTGGTTCGTGCTGTATTTAACTTTTCTTTTTGTTGTAAAAAAATTATAGCGTATAATCCATTGTTTAATACTACATCTTGTACTTGTTCTTTTTCGTCAGGATGATCTTCTAATGCAACATAGCCTCTATTATACAAAAATTTATTGTTTGCTGTTTCTGTTGCTAAACTTAATTCAACTGCACTAATATAGCACGGTTCACAACCTATTACAACAACTTCTTTGCCTTTGGGCCAATGGTAAGAAAAATTTTCTAATTCTGCAATAAAATAATCATGCATACTAATGTGTTCATAAGGCTTTATTTCAACACATTGTATTTTGTTGTCAAGTAATGCTTGTTTTGCAAACGGACATGGAGGCAAGTTGTTAAACGTTGCGTGTGGTATACTTAGAAAATTTTGTATCCAGTTGTGTATATGTGTTTCAAACATATCACTTCTTTTTCTTGCGTCCTGCACAATGTGCTTTTTGAGAGAAACCTTTGGGATTGGAGCAGTTGATACTGCGTTTATATTTTGCACTCCATTTTTCTGCTACAATCTCTTTGATTTTCATTTTTTCTTAACGTGCTCTGGCTTGCCTTTGTGCTTGGTTTGTGCATAATCTTTGGCTGCTTTTTTTGGCATACTCTTTGCTGCTTTTTTAAGTTCAGGAGAAGCACCTTTTACTTTTTCGCCTTTTTGCATAGCGTGTACCATACCCATGAACTTTTGTTGTGCTTTTGACTTTGCTTTTTCTTCGATATTTTCTGCACGAGGTAGTTCTGCTTGCTTTTCAGTATCTTGTGCTGCCATGCGTTTCTTGTCTCTAACAAGTTCCATATACTTTGCACCGTTAGTTGCAATCAACCCTAGTTTTCTTGCATCGTCTCTTGCTTGATGAGTGTGATCCAACGGATATGTCTTTTTAACTTCCATTGATGCTGGATCATATAGCACTATTGAATTTCTATAGATTTCAAATTGAGATTTTTCTTCGACTTCTTCTTTGTCTTTACGCATATGTTTTTTTGCAAGATGTTTTGCTAGTGCTGCTGCACTTTTACTTGCATCGCCTGCAGATTTTTTAGCACCTTGTGGGCGTTCCCAGCCTTTTTTCTTGTTGTGCTGTGCTGCTGCCTTTTTCATAAAGGCTCTACGTTTCTTTAGTTTTTCGGGATCTTTGCCGTCAGGATCTGAAACATCGTCATATGCTTTGTTCCAGTATTTGTAAAGTGTATCTGGACCTAGTTCGCTTAGTTCAGTTTTTTTTTGAGCCATACGCTCTGCAAGTGCTGATTTATATGCTGTTGCGTCTGCTTCGCTCATTGTGCTTTTGAAAGTCTTTTTACTTTCGCCGCCACTAACCATGTCATACTCTAAAGTGTGATATACCGAACCAATGTAATCTGCTGCTTTTGTAATTTTGCTTTGCATCCAACCTTCAATGCCTTCGGCCTCCGAAACACCTTTTAGCATGTCATGTAGTTTTACAGCATATTTTGCAATTTTGTACAGTTCAGCACGAGCCATTTGTACTTCGTGGTCACGTTCTACCATGTGGGCCATGTCACCAAGGCCTTCGCTTACTGCATTGCAGTTACAATGCTTACAAGTTGGTGGACAGGTGCAGTCTTCTGCTTTTACGTCTGATCCACAACATTTATCTGAACAGTACTTATCTTTAGCCATTTATATCTCCGGAGTTCTTTTTATTATTTATCGTTTTTTCTTTGTACCAAGTAAATTTGTAGTTTGGTCTAGTGCATTTACAACAGTACCGTTTTTGTCTTTCTTTTGCGGTGCTTCTGGTGCACCGTACTTACCACGTTTGATCAAGTTGCCAATTGGCGCACTAACTACTGCAACATCGCCTGCACTTGTTTCTGTTAATATATCTTTAATCTTCATGCGCTGCCTCCAACTAGATCGCCACGCTTTGCAGGACGCTTTGCTTTTGG